AAATACAAAGAGCTTACAAAACGGCTCGAACTTTTACGTCATTAAGGAGGACGAAGAAATGAACAAAATTCAGGAACTGAGAAACAAGCGCCTTGAAACCTGGGAAAAAGCCAAGACCTTTTTAGAGGACAAGCGGGACGAGAAAGGCATCGTCTCAGCAGAAGACACGGCGGCTTACGAAAGGATGGAACAGGAAGTTGTAGACCTCGGAAAAGAAATCGACAGGCTGGAACGTCAGAGAGACATGGACATGAAGCTTGGTGAAGCGATAAGCCGTCCAATGGTGGGGAGCCCCATGCAGGACAAGGAAGACAAAACCGGCAGAGGAAGTGACGCTTATCGCAGGGACTTCTGGAACCTTATGCGCAAGAAAAATGCCCCTGTTACCAATGCCCTGCAGGTCGGTACCGACTCCGAGGGCGGTTATCTGGCTCCGGATGAGTTTGAAAGAACACTGGTAGAAGCTCTGGAAGAAGAAAACATCTTCAGACAGCTCGCTCATGTCATCCAGACTTCTTCCGGTGACCGCAAAATCCCTGTCGTTGCGACGAAAGGCACAGCCAGCTGGGTGGATGAGGAAGCGGCTATTCCGGAATCCGATCCCGCATTCGGTCAGGTCTCCATAGGTGCCTATAAGCTGGCGACCATGCTCAAAGTCTCCGAAGAACTCTTAAACGATTCGGTCTTTGACCTGGAAAACTACATTGCTAAGGAATTCGGCAGACGCATGGGCTCTAAAGAAGAGGAAGCCTTCCTCATCGGTGACGGTGTGGGCAAGCCTGTAGGCGTTTTCCAAACTGCGGGCGGAGGCGAAGTGGGCGTTACAGCCGCTTCGGACAAGGCGGTAACTGCCGATGAGCTGATTGACCTCTTCTATTCGCTTCGTGCACCGTACAGGAAAAATGCCGTCTTCATCATGAACGATGCGACGGTGAAACTCATTCGAAAGCTGAAAGACACGACGGGTCAGTATCTCTGGCAGCCGGCCTTGACGGCAGGTACGCCGGATACCATCCTCAATCGTCCGGTCTATACGTCAAGCTTTGCGCCCTTAGCGGAAGCTGGAGCTCTTGCGATTGCTTTCGGCGACTTCTCCTATTACTGGATTGCCGACCGTCAAGGCAGGTCTTTCCAAAGATTAAACGAGCTTTTTGCCGCAACGGGGCAAGTCGGCTTTAAGGCGACACAGCGCGTGGACGGCAAACTCATCCTGCCTGAGAGCGTAAAGCTTTTGCAGATGAAAGCCGGCGTATAAGGAGGATAAGGATGAACGCAGAGGATCTTCTTTATCCGTTAAAAGAAAATCTGGTGGTGGAGCATGATGCGGACGATCCCCTCATGCTCCGCTGCCTTTCCTCTGCGATTTCCTATGCAGAGGGATACCAGAAAAAAGGGCCGGATTACTATCTAAGCCATCCGATGACGGAGAGTACCAAGCAGGCCGTGATTGTCCTTGCAAGTTTCTTCTATGAATCAAGGGACGGATCTACTGCCGGCTTCTTTTCCGACTCTCCTGAAGCCGCAAGGCAGGTCTGGGAGACGGTTAAGCTGCTTCTTCAGGGCGATAAGGATGTGATCCTATGAGCATTAAACTAAATCACTTCATTGAGCTTTTTCGTGTAGAACAGGAAACGGATCCGGACGGCTTTCCAGTAGAGCGTGATGTACTTCTTGCAAGTGTCCGAGCTTACCGGGAAGACCGCTACGGGAGTGAGACCTGGAAGAATCGAAGTCTTTTTTCTACGGCAACGACGCTTTTTAGAATCAGAAAGATTCCCAGCGTCACACTCGATACCCGCTGCGTCGTGGTGACGGAAGACGGCAGGCACAACATTCTTTCCGTGGAAGACATCCGAAGGAAAGGGCTCTATTGGGAGATTTTGGCTGAAAGAGTCGATACGGAAGGGATGGTAAAAGATGGCTAAGTGTGAAATAAAAATGCCGGATGAGTTCTTGGATAAGCTCTCGAAACTCGGCGACCGCTTCGACAAAGCTGCTCCTAAGATTTTGCAAAGCGGCGGCAAGGTCGTTCTCTCGGCGATGAAAGCAAACCTTGAAGGCCGGATCGGAAAAGATACCAAGTACCCTTCCCGCTCCAAGGGCGATCTTTTAAGAAGCCTCGGCATCACCCCGGCTTTGCAGGATCGAAACGGCGAATGGAATATCCGGGTAGGTGTCGGAGACTCTATCGACCGGGAAGGCGTGCCGAATGCACTGAAAGCTCAGGTCTTGGAGTACGGGAAATCCGGTCAGAAAGCAAAGCCCTGGATGAAGCCGGCAAGAAGGAAAGCAAGAAAGCCTGCCGTTCAAGCGATGGAGGAAACACTGAAAAAGGAGCTTGATCTATGAGTGCATTGGCAGAACTGAAACAAATAGCGGAAGGTTTAGGGCTTCCTTCGGGAGCCGTGACGTTTGAAAAGAAGGCTCCTGAAACCTATCTGGTCTTTGCGCCGCTTTACGACGATTTACTCTTCTATGCCGACAACAAACCGCTGGTGGAGACGGAAGAAATCCGCATATCACTTTTTTGCAAGGAAAACTATCTTCTTTGGAAAAGGAAGCTGACGGACGCTTTGCTTGAGCGGGATTTCATCATTACAGAGCGGAGGTTTTTAGACCTTGAAGCAGACACAGGATACTATCATTACAGCCTGGACGTGGCGAAAGAATACGTCCGATAAGGAGGAATCACTATGGCGACAATCGGCCTGGATAAATTGTACTATGCAAAAATCACGGAGGATGCCGAAGGGAACGAAACCTACGAAACGCCCGTGCCGCTGGCTAAAGCGATGACGGCGGAACTGTCCGTAGAGCTTGCGGAAGCGACGCTCTATGCGGACGACGGCGCGGCGGAAGTTGTGAAGGAGTTTCAGAGCGGGACGCTGACCCTGGGCGTGGACAACATTGGAACGGCGGTCGCGGAAACGCTGACCGGGGCGAAAATCGACGACAACAAGGTGCTGGTCTCCGCATCGGAGGACGGCGGCGATCCCGTAGCGATCGGCTTTCGTGCAAAGAAAGCAAACGGCAAGTACCGCTATTTCTGGCTCTACCGGGTAAAGTTCGGCATTCCCGCCACCAATCTGACGACCAAGGGCGAGAGCATTGAGTTCTCAACGCCGTCCATTGAAGGCACGGTGCTTCGCAGAAACAAGACGGACGCACAGGGCAAACATCCCTGGAAAGCGGAAGTATCGGAAGACGATACGGGCGTATCCGCCGCAACGATCAGCGGCTGGTATCAGACGGTCTATGAACCGGCTTTCGCCGTTTCCGCCGGTTAACGATTGGAGGAAAGAACCATGGATGAAAGAAATGCGATTATTTCTATCGGCGGCGAGGCGCATGAGATGCTCCTCACCACCAGGGCGACAAAGGAGATCGCGGGACGCTTTGGCGGCTTGGAGAACCTGGGCGATCAGCTGATGCAGTCGGAGAACTTCGAAAAAGCGCTGGATGAAATCGTGTGGCTCATTACGCTGCTGTGCAACCAGAGTATTCTTGTGCATAACCTCAAACATCCGGACAATAAGAAGCCGGAGTTGACGACGGATGAGGTCGAACTCCTCACGTCGCCCATGGAACTTGCGGACTACAAGGACGCGATCATGGACGCAATGCTTAAAGGCACAAAACGGAACATGGAAAGCGAGCCTGAGTCAAAAAACGCATAAGTCGGGTAAGCGATGAGGAATTGTTTACCCGGCTTTTATATTTCGGCATCGGCCAGCTGCATCTGCCGCAGGATGAATTCTGGCTGATGCCGTTTGGTCTGCTGATGGATCTGTGAGAGTGCCACAAGCAGTGGAACGGCATTTCAAGGCCGAAACAGCATCTCACGATAGATGATGTGATTCCTGATGGAATATAGGGACCCCCACAAAGCTGAAAGGACGAAGGAAGGAGGTGAACACGCATGGCTGATAATTTCGGACTGAAGATCGGCATAGAGGGCGAGAAGGAATTTAAGCGGGCGCTCTCCGACATCAACCAGTCGTTCAAGGTCTTAGGCTCGGAAATGAAGCTGGTTTCCTCGCAGTTTGACAAGAACGACAAGTCCGTGCAGGCGCTGTCCGCGCGGAACAATGTGCTGAACAGGGAAATCGAAGCGCAGAAACAAAAAATCGATACCCTGCGTTCCGCGCTCCGGAATGCGTCGGATTCCTTCGGCGAAACAGACCGCAGAACGCAAAACTGGCAGATTCAGCTGAACAACGCCAAGGCCGCCCTGAACGGGATGGAAAGCGAATTAAAAGCCAATAACGCCGAACTGGCGAAAGCGAACGCTGAATACGGCGAAAACGAGAACGCCATCAAAGGCATGTCCGCCCAAATGGACGATGCGGCGGCAAACGCTGACGACCTGGGAAAAGAACTGACCGAAGCCGGAAACGCGGCGAACGATTCAGAAGGCAAGTTTTCCAAGCTCGGCTCCATATTAAAGGGAATCGGCGCCGCCATGGGCGCTGTCGCCGCTGCGGCGGGCGCGGCGGCTGTCAAGCTTGGCAAAGAGGTCATATCGGCCTATGCGGACTATGAACAGTTAGTCGGCGGCGTCGATACCCTGTTCAAGGATTCCTCGCAGAAGCTTCAGCAGTATGCGGCAAACGCATACAAAACGTCCGGCATGTCGGCGAATAACTACATGGAAACCGTGACGAGCTTCTCCGCCAGCCTGATTGCCTCCCTCGGCGGGGATACCCGGAAGGCTGTGGAATACGCCGACATGGCCATCACGGATATGTCGGACAACGCCAATAAAATGGGAACGGACATGGCGTCCATCCAGAACGCCTATCAGGGCTTTGCCAAGCAGAATTATACCATGCTTGACAACTTGAAATTGGGCTATGGCGGAACGAAAAGCGAAATGCAGCGTCTGCTTGCCGACGCACAGGCCATCTCCGGCGTTCAATACAACATCGACTCCTATGCGGATGTGGTCAAAGCCATTCATGTCATTCAAACGGGCATGGACATCACAGGCACGACCGCAAAGGAGGCGGAACACACCATTTCCGGCTCCGTTTCATCGATGCGGGCGGCGCTGAAAAACCTTCTGGTGGGATTCGGCGATGCCAACGCGGACATGGCGCAGCTTTCCAGAAATGTCGCAAGGGCGTTCAGGGACGTACTAAAGAACGTCACGCCCGTAATTCAGAACATCGTATCGGCCCTGCCCGCGGCGACGGGCGCCCTGATTGAAGCGGCGGCGGAACTTCTGCCCACGCTGCTTCAGACGGCGGCGGATCTGTTTTCACAGGTGCTGACCACGCTTCTTTGTCTTCTGCCGGGGCTCATTCCGGCGGCGGTGCAGGCGGTCATGACGATTGTAAACGCATTGATTGCGAACCTTCCGCTGCTCATCGAGGCGGCGGTGCAGCTTGTTTCCGCGCTCGTCATGGGCATTGG